TTTAGAACTACAAAAAAAAATTGAAGCCGAAAACACGCCTGCAATTTCATTTGATGCTGATAGAAACCCAATTGAATATGGAAAACCATTTCCCGTATTGTTGTGGAAATTTATAGATGAGAACGGCAATATATGGAATACGGAAACTGCAATTGATGGAACAGAAGATGAAGCAAAACAAATCATTTTGCAAAGCATAACAAATAATGGCTAAGACAAAAAACACATCTGATAGTGCAAACAGATTCCGATTGTCCGAGCAGGAAATTGAAATGCTGATGCAACACAGGCATGGAATGATTGATGAATCAGATATTGTTCCTGCTTGGTTGATGCAAATGGAAGATGGCAAAAATGAAATTCCTGATGAAATAATCATCACAGGAAAAACAGCCGTTTTATGTGACATTCATTTGGGATTCCATGACATTGATGCAATCACAGCATGCATCATGTATTTAGCAAAAGAAAAACCTGACAACATCATTTTGAATGGTGATTTGATTGATGCACACAAATTATCAAGATGGGCAAAAAGAAAAGATGATATTGAATTTGTGATGGAATTAAAACTTGCAAGAAATTTCATGGATAATTTGCAGGCACAATTCCCAAATGCCAAATTGTATTTCAAAGTTGGGAACCATGAAGACCGCTTGGAAAGATACATCATGGAAAAGGCTGAACAATTTGCAGGCATTGTTGATTGGATTTCATTGCTCGAATTAAAGCAAAAGGGAATTTCATTTGTCGATTCAATGCAATTGATGATGGTGAATTCAATTTGGCTTGCACATGGACATGAATTGAAAGTAAGTGGAATGTCACCTGCACATGCTCTGATGAATAAAGTCATGTCGAATTGTGCCATTGGACACTTGCATAAAACATCCACAGCGCGAAAAAAGACATTGGATGGTGAATTCATAAGGTGTGATTCAATTGGCACCTTGTCAAAGCTCAAAAGGGGATATATGATGCATTCACAAAGCAATCATGGTTTTGCAATCATTCATGAAGATGGACAGATGCAGAACATGATCATTGAACACGGAAAGGTGATGAAATGATGGACAGCATGAATAGAATCATTTGGGCAATGATTGCAATGGCATTGATAGCAGGATTCCTATTTGGCAAAGGATGTCAAGAAAAGGGCTACAAATCGATTCTAAGACGCGATACTGTAAAAACAGTACAAACTATTGAACGACCTGTTTTCATCAAACCTGAAGTCCGTGTGAAGCAAATATTGGTTCCCTATCGTGATACAATGTATGTCAAAGAGCAATTGCCATGTGATTCAGCATTCATTGCACAGGCAGATTCAGTTATTACGACAACAGGGGACACAATTCAAGTTGCATTCTCACATATTCCATTTGACAAGTCTTTTTTCAGTATGGTAGTTAAACCAAGACCTGATTCCATATTGACAAAGACAATTGAAATTCCTATTATTCAGGAAAGCAAAACAACAGATATTGGTTGGATCATTTCAGCATTTGCCATTGGTTTGGGCATTGGCATATTGGGAGCATCAAGATGAAAGTGGCATTGACAAAACTCAAGAACAATCCGAAAAACCCGCGTGTGATTCGTGATGAAAAATTCAACAAACTGAAAAAGAGCATTGAAGATTTTCCTGACATGCTCGAAAAAAGACCATTGGTTGTATTCACTGACAAAGATGGAAAGTTTGTTGTATTGGGTGGTAACATGAGATTGAAAGCAGCAAAGGAACTTGGCATCAAAGAATTGCCTGTGATTCTTGCTGATGAATGGACAGAGGAACAAAAGGCACAATTCTTGATCAAAGACAATGTGAACTTTGGTGAATGGAATCATGAAGAATTGGCAAATGAATGGGATGCAATTCAATTACAAGAATGGGGATTGGATTTGCCTGTAAATTTGGAAACAGAAGACATTGACTATTCAATTTTGGATGAAGATGATCTTGGCGACAAACTTCAGGAAATGCAAGATGGTGTGAAGAAAGCAATACAAATTGAATTTGATGCTGAACATTATGAAGAGGCATTCGCCGTTGTGAAGTTTTGGAGAGAGCAGGGAGCGTATGTTGGTAAGATGATTTTGGATTATCTGCAATCAGAAAAGGAAAAATTGTGATTTGCTATATCCCAACAAAAAAAAGATACAATACCAAAACACACAAATTGTTTGAAAGTTCTGGTATTAAGTTTCTGCACTTCATAGAGCCACAGGAAATAGATGCATACAATGTGCCCAATAAAATTTCTATTGAGAAAAATGACATGGGCATTGGTTATGTTAGAAATTTTATGTTGAATTTCGCAAAACAAAATAATCATGAATGGGTTATATTTTGTGATGATGATGTGAATGGATTTGGCATATACAATGGCAAAACAGAAAGGAAAGATGCAACAATATGGCATGAAATATATCAAAAGGCAAAGCAAATGCCATTTGAGTTGATTGGAATAAATTATGTTCAACATGCATGGCACGAAAAAAAAACATATTCAGTGAATTCAAAATTCGCGGAAGTATGCATTTTGGTGAACATAGCAAAAATACATTGGCAGTATAGACCACAATTTGACACAAAAGAGGACAGGGACTTTTGTTTACAAGCAATAAAATACGGCAATGGGATTCTTAGATTCAATAAGTATTGGTTCTCTTGTCCAAATGTAGGCACCAACAAAGGCGGATTGCAAGACAGTTACATAAGTAAAAAAGATGAAATAGCAGCAAAAAAAATGTGTATGGAATGGCACCCGTTTCTTCAAATGACTAATAAAAAAGGCAGGAACGATATAAAGTCCGACATAAAAGCATTGGCAAAATTTTATGGTAGGGATGTAAGATGAAAAGAATTGATTTGATTAAAGTGGAACACCAAGTTAAAGTCAATGACAATTGTCCAATTATACAACCAAATGTGACGGAAGATTGCATATTATATTCCGATGGTCAGCCTATTGGATTTTACATAAAGCGTATGTCGCAACGCATGTGTGAAATTGCTAAGATTGCAGATGTTGAATTTAGAAGTAACAATGTTCCAAAAACATTAATGGTAAGGGCAACAGTTCCAACAAAAGAAGCATACGAATTACTAAAGAAAAATAAATCAGGCGAACAAAGGGTAAATCAATATTCTACGATATTGGGCGGTGTTCCGCCTAAGGCACAATTCAAAAGGCTTTACGGAAATTTATCCAGTGTTCATTCTGTACAATCAGCACAAACATTCATCAAGGCAATGTTGATGTTAGCAATTGAAAGTGAAAAATTAATTGCAGAAATTTTGCCATCACAATATGAAAGACAAAAGGAATTGTTCAAAGATGTTCCTGACAAATGGAAATTTGGCAATCTGTTTACATCATCAATTTCTAATTTCAATATATCAGCACCATTTCACAGAGATACGGGAAACATAGTTGGTGCAGTCAATGTCATCATCACCAAAAGAAAGAATGCAGACGGTGGCAATCTTCATGTTCCTGATTACAATGCAACATTTGATAGTTGTGATAATTCCATATTGGTTTACCCTGCATGGCGCAATGTTCATGGTGTCACACCAATTGTTCCAACGGCAGAAAGTGGATACAGGAATTCATTGATTTTTTATCCCTTGAAAGCGTTTGTTGGATTGCAATAACAATGGCGTACAAAAAAGAAAACATATTGAAAGAATCATTGGAGCTGATTGAGAAACATCACCTGATTTTCATTGATGATATCATTGGATTGTTGCCATGTTCAGCACCAACATTCTATTCTTTTTTCCCGCCTGAATCTAATGAACTTAATGACATAAAAGCAAGATTGGCAAAGAACAGAATCAGCATGAAAGCAAACATGCGCAAAAAGTGGTATCAATCAGAGAATGCAACATTGCAAGTTGCCTTGATGAAATTGATTGCAACAGATGATGAAGCTGCAAGACTATCAGGCGTGCCAAAGGAAACAAAGCAAAAGGAAGATGCATTGACAATCAAATGGAATCAAATGAATGCAGATTGATGTCACTCTACATAAGACACAAATGGAAGTGATGGAACAGCGCAAAAGATTCAATGTTGTAAGATGTGGCAGGCGTTGGGGAAAATCAACACTTGCTTTTGCATTGGCATTGGAAACAATGGTTGGAATGCAAGGGACAAAAGTGCTTTACACTGCACCATCGAATGAAGAATTGAAAGGCAGATATCAGGAAGCCAAGAACATGTTCACTGCCGTTGGTGCAGAATGCAAGGAAGGTGAAATTAGACTTGGTGAATCATTCCTGCACTTGAAAGGGATTTGGCGTGCTGATGCCTTGCGTGGTTCAAAATACCATAGAATGATTGGAGATGAATGGGCATATTGTGACAATGCAGAAGATGATTGGAATTTTGTTTTGCGTCCTATGCTCACTGATTACCGTGGTGATTCATTTTTCTTTTCAACACCAAAAGGAAAGAATCATTTTTCAGAACTTGATTCAATGCAAAACAAGTTTGATGATTGGCAGTCATTTCATTTCACAACTTATGACAACCCATTGATTGATGCCGATGAAGTGAATCAACAAAGGGATTCAATGCCATCACTTGTTTTTGCACAGGAATATTTGGCAGAATATGTTGATAGGGATGCAGCGAAAATCAAAAGGGAATGGATTCGCATTTCAAATCAAATGGAATGCAAATCATTCTATATTGGTGTTGACTTGGCAATATCTGAAAAAGAAACTGCTGATTACACTGCAATTTGTGTTATTGGATTAACTGCAAAGAATGAAGTGGTTGTTTGTGAAATGATGCGAGGGCGTTGGACATTTGTTGAAATTGGTGAAAGGATTATTGCCATGGAAGACAAATGGAAACCAAAGGTTGTTGCAATTGAATCAAATCAGGCACAAGCATGGTTGGTTCAGGAACTCAAAAGAAACACAAGAATGAATGTGATTGGGATTCCAAGCACAAAAGACAAGATGATAAGATTTCAACCGATTGAAGCAAAATATGAAAGAGGGCTTGTCTATCATGTCTCTCATTTGCTTCCTGAATTCACTGATGAATTGTTATCATTCACAGGCACTAAACAAGATAGGCATGATGACATGATTGATGCATTGTCAATGGCTTTTAATGCCATAAGAAAAACACCAAGTATTCATGTATAAGGATTGAGAATGTCACTATATGCAAACATATTAGAGCGTGTGAAATTCATTGCAGGCGGTGTTCAGGAAAAACGCAAAAGACCACCAATTGGATATTTGAATGATGGCAGGGGAATGACATCCGTGACATCAGGACAGGAATTGATTGCATCAGCAACAGGCACTGTTTTTGCATGTTTGCAATTGCGTGCCAATGGATTGATGTCTGTTGACATGAAACCCTTTCGTGAATTGAATTGGGAAAAGGAAGAATTGTCAAATAGTCATTGGGTAAATCGCCTGATGAAAAATCCAAATCCATATTTCACATATTCGCAAATATTCAAGAGCATTCAAAATTGGTTTGATATCAATGGCAATGCATTTGTGTGGACACCAAAACTCGGACATGATGTTCCATTGCAAATGTGGGTATTGAATCCAACACGAATGAGAGTCATCAGAGGTGGTGACAATTTCATCAAAGGGTATGTATATCAATCCGCGAATGATGGTGCATTCACTTTGCCAGAAGATGAAGTCATGCACATTGCAAATTTGTTTCCTGCATCTTCCAAACCTGATGAAATGATTGGCATGAATATATTCGGCAAAGGACTTGTTTCAGCCGTATTGCCATATGCAAGCATTGACAAAGAAGTAAGTGACTATCTTTCAAGATTCTTTGCAAATGATGCCGTTCCACCATTGATTGCAACATCAGCAGATAATGTTGATGGCGATTTGTGGAATACATTGAAAGAGCAATGGAATGAAGCCCTGCCAAATTACAGATTGCGTGCATTGTTGGATGGTGGATTGCAATTGACAATGCCACCTGAATCACAGATTGGAATGTCTTATGATTCAATTTCAAAAGATGTCCGCTCTCAAATTGCACAGGTGTTTGGGGTTCCAACAGGAATGCTCACAGGTGAATTCCAAAATCGTGCAACAGCAGAAGTGCAATATGCCGTGTTTAGACAGCAGACAATTGATCCTGTTGCAATTTACATGGCAGAGGAATTCACAAGGCATTTCAGACGCTATGAAGATGACATATTGATTCAGGCACAGCCGTATGAATTTGCTGATGTTGATTCCCAAATCAAGCAGGAAGAATTTGAATTGAAATATGGCATCAAAACAATCAATGATGCAAGACGCGAAAGAGGATATGACACAATTGATGGTGGTGATGTTGCAATGCTTGTCAATGGCGTTGTTCCTATTACAACAGTAGTTTCATCCCCTGATTCAGTTACCGTTGCACCACGGGCGTTTATAGGGGCAAAAAATACTATTGTGCCACGATCATTCCCTATGGAAACAGCAGATGCAAAAGCTGAATCATGGCGACAATATGATGAAATGGCAGAAAGCATATCAGGCAAATTGGGAATTCTTGTCAAGTCATTTGTTGAACAATTCCAAATACAAGCGGATGAAGCGGTTGCAAAAGGCTATGATGTGGAAATGTCAATGAACCTAACTGATGAACAATTGAATGAATTGAATTTGACAATTGCAGAATCAACACAAGTAGTCATGCAACAGGTTTTGTCTGATTTGGGTTTGGGCATAGAAGATTTGAGTGGGCAATTAGGGCAGGAAATTCAACAAATGACAAGAGACTTGAATGCAAATATATCAGAGTCAATTCAAGATTCAATGTTCCTGATAAAAGATGATGTCATTGAAACAATTGCAGAGAATGCAACACAACCGAAGGAAGTGATTGATGAAATATTGCAAAGGAAATTCAGAACACTTTCAACATCAAGAACAAAGATGATTGCACAGACAACGGCAACATCAGTGACCACAGGAACGCAAAAGACTGTATTCACAGGAATGGGAATCAAATCAATGTGGAATTCACAAAGAGATGGCAGAGTCAGGCCAAGTCACAGGCGTATGGATGGACAAATTGAAAATGAACTCGGTTGGTTCAAATTTCGTGATGGTTCATTGATTGACAGACCATGTGGCAGATCACAGGGCGGAACATCGGTTGATGTTTCCAATGTGGTGAATTGCCGTTGTTATTTGTTTCCTGTTCAGGACAAATAATCATGGCAGAAACATACAAACCAACAGACGGCATGAAGATTGAAGCCGCTCGCGCAATCAAATGGATTGAAGATGGTCACGAAGGTGGAACGCGAGTTGGAAGAATAAGAGCACGGCAAATTGTCAATGGTGATTCATTATCATTTGACATTGTGCAAAGGATGTATTCCTATTTTTCAAGGCATGAAGTTGACAAGAAAGCAGAAGGCTTTGAACCTGATGAAAAAGGATATCCAAGCAAAGGGCGTGTTGCATGGGGATTGTGGGGTGGTGATGCAGGCTTCACATGGTCACGAAACATAATTGAATCAGCAAAAGCAAAACAAGAATCAAAAGGAATGAATATGCAAAATGTTATCCATCGTGAATTCACTTTAGTGAAACGCGATTATGATGAAAAGGAATATGAAGAAAAAGATGATGGCATTTGGTCTTTCACCATCAGCACCCCTGATGTTGATAGATATGGGACCATTATCATTCCAAGTGGAATTGATTACATGGCATACATGAATAATCCTGTTGTCTTAATCAATCACAAATCAGATTATTTGCCAATTGGAAAATGTCTTGGATTTTTCTTGAATGGTGAAAACTTGGAAGCCACAATCCAATTGGACATGAACGATGAAAAGGCATGCAAGGTAAATGACAAAATCAAGAATGGATTTGTGTCTGCCGTTTCCGTTGGAATTATTCCAATTGAACAAACAGAACAAACGATTGAAGGCGAAAAAATAATCACATACCCTAGATCAGAATTGGTTGAATTTTCGGTTGTCACGATTCCCGCAAATCGTGATGCATTAATCAAGAAACATTTTGAGAATCAGCAACCCAAAAGTTTCCGCGATGTATTAAAAAAATTATATGAGGAAAAACGAATGTTGACACCTGAACAGGTTGTTGCCATCGAAGAACAATTGCTACCAGTCATCAAGGAAGCCGCGTTGCTATTCTTGAAAGAGGAATTGGGAATTGAAGAAACATTGGCAACACAAGCAGCAGAAGAAGGCACAATGGAAATGGCAGAAAAAGTCATGGAAATTTTGAATCCTGATGCAACAGCACAACCAGAACCACAAGATGAACCTGAACCTGCGCAACCATCACCTGATGCAACAGCACCTGTTGAAGCATCATTTGAAACAAGAGCAGGGAGAAGAATTGCAGCAACAACAATGTCATTGATTATGGAAGGCGTTGGAATGATCAATGAAGGAAACAAGAAAATCAAAAAAGCGATTGATACAGAAAGAGGCTTTTCAATTGAATTGCCTGTCAAGATGAATGCAGAAACAATTTTGAACACAATTGAATGGAAATGAACAAGATGAATTCTAACATCATAACAACGACAAAGGAAGATTTGCAAAAGGTTGTTGAAACCAAAGCAAATGAATTGGCACAGGAAAAACTTCGTAACATGAATCCTATCAATGTTCCGCAATCAGGTTTTGTGAAAGTGAAAGCAGAGCATGATTCCAAACGCGATCAGGCTCGCATTGTTGCTGATTACATTACAGCAATCACCAAAGGCAAAATTGGTGTGGCAGAAGACATTGCAAACAGAGCAAATGAAAAGTATTTGACAAGAGCAAATTTCAACACAGGCACAAATGCACAAGGTGGTTTTGCGGTTCCACAATTTTGGGTGGAAGAAATCATGACTTATGCTGATAGATTTGGTTATGCAAGATCACTTGCAAAAATATATCCAATGCGCGGCAAAGTTGAAAACATCACTTCATCAGGTTCATTCAGTGCAGCGGTTGTTTCCGAAGGTTCATCCCTCACATTGACAGACAGTGCAAATTTCTACACAGGAACAGCATTGACAGCCAAGAAAATTGTTGGTGGATGTATTGTTTCTGATGAACAATTGCGTGATGCAACACCTGCATTCTTGGACTACACAATCAGCGGTTTGGCACAAGCAGTTGCAGAAGCCGAAGATAAGCAATTCTTCAAAGGCACTGGAAATGCACCTGAATTTACAGGATGCTTGGTATTGTCAGGAACATCCGTAATTAGACAAGGCGGTGCAAATAATTCAACAAAAGATGCATTTGCAGACATCTCATGGAAAGACCTTATCAATCTTCGATTGGGTGTGAATTCATCAGTTGGTGCAAATGGTGTATTTGTTGTGCCACAATCTGTATTTGGATATTTGCTCAAAGAAACAGACGGTGTGAATGGCAGACCAATTTGGGACATGATCAGACCAATGGAAGTGAATTCAATTGGATTGACAGCACTCGAAAACAATACCTATGTCACACCAACAGGCAGACCAATGCATGTTGTGCCTGATTCATTATTCCCAACAGACGGTGCAAATGTTGCATCAGCAGTTTATGCAGACTTTTCACAATATTCAATTCTCGGAATTCGTGAGGATGTTTCGATTGATGAATACAAAGAATACTTTGCATCAACAGGTTTGGGTGGAACATCACAACGCGGAATCATGGTAAGTGAATCAATCGGAATTGCATTCCCTGCACCATCTGCAATCGGTGTGTTGAAAACATCAACTACTTAATCAGGTGAATCATGATTGATGCAATTGTATTGAAATCATTTGCAGGATTGGAAGTTGGAAGAATAACACAATTGCAAGATTGGGAATTTGAAAAACTTCATGCAAGTGGACATGTGACAAAAGAGGATGCAGGCGAAAAACCTGCATCCGTAATTTCTAAAAAATCATCAGAACCAAAGGCAACAAAGAAATGAGTTATTCAACGGCATACCCTCGCATTCAACAGGCATTTTTTCAATTCAACAATTTAGAATTGGCAGGTGACCAGTCTGCTGAAGATGCCGTTTTATATGAATGGTTTGATGATCTATTTGACATATGCTTTGATGAGGCTGAAGGCTATTGCAATCAGCCTCTTCGAGCATCTGTTATAAATTATGTTTTTACCTATTCACAAGCCCGTCACGGCTTGGAAAGTGAACACAGGTGGAAATATATCCCTTTCAATGCAAACACATCTGTGACGGCTTTTCAATGGCGTGTTGATGAATTTGGAAACTATGCAAATGTGACTGCAGGAAATTATACAACATCAGTTGACAACGGATTGAATTTCGTGATATTCAGGAATATCAACAGCGGACAATTTCGTGCAACACTTTCAACAGGTTGGTCAGATGCCAATTTACCAAATACAGTGATTCAAGGCATAGTTGAAATGTCATCATGGATATACAAGCAAAGTGCAAATGGTGGAAATTGGTTTGGACTTGGTTCTGTGTCAACAGGCGGTGCGGGACAGAATGTGAATGCAAGTATTTTGCAGGATTTGAAATGGCAAAGATTCTTTGACAAATATAGAATTGCGGTGGTGTAAATGTTTTCAGCTTCACAAGCAATGAATGTCATCAGACCTGTAATTGCAGATCAGATGCAACAATTCCCTGTCTTCATGCAAATATCAATTGCGAAATTCATGAAAGATCAGGGTGCAACAGGCGGTGCAACATCGGCAGCACCTGTATTCAATACAGGAAATGTTCTCTACAAATCAAGTGGTAATTTGTTTCAATCATTCATCAAGAATAATCCAAACAATATCTATCGTGCAAAACAAAGCGGAAACAAATTTGAATTGGAATATGGAAGCAAAGTTGTCTATGCAGCAATTCATGAATTTGGTGGATTCATCAAAGGAACACCATTGACTGTTATCAAAAGCAAAAGTGGTAGGAAGATGAAAAAGGAAACAACCAAAATGGCACAATTCTTTTGGTTCAAATACTACAAAACAAAAGCACCATTTTTCAAAAGGATTGCATTGTCAGTTGAACAGAAAGGCGGTGTTGATATTAAAGCAAGACCATATTGGCAAAATGCAATCAATGATTTCAATTCAAATGTCAAAGAAAGATTCACACAACAAATGAGAATTGCAATTGTTCAGCAAATACAAGACATGCAAAACAGAACACGGGAATGATTTATGTCAAGAGAAAAACACATCACAGATGCAATCATTGAAAAACTTGGCATGATGTCAGGTGTTCGAATATATGAACAAATCCTTTTGAACAAATATGAAACATATCAATTTGATTATGTAGGCATCTATGGTTCAACAGATGAAAGATTCACAGAGTCAATGGAAGACATGTCAGCAGTTGCTGATTTGGGCAAAATAGATTTGTTCATTCTATTGGGGAATTCAGTCAAGAAAACACCGACATTGGGTGCAGCAAAATTACGACATGCCATGCAAGAATTGGCAGAGCGTGTGGAATATTCATTGCAAGATTTCAGGATTGAATTCTACAAATCAGATTATGAAACAACAACATTTTCACCTCTTCACTATATTTCAAGTGAACCAATTACATATTCAGATGATGAAACAAAGGGATTGACATTGATGACATTTCGCATTTTTTACACAAGAATATCATGAATAATTTACTATCAGTTTGCATCATTCATCCGAAGAAAGCAAACCTATCAAGACTAATTTCAAGATTGCCAAAAGGAACACAAATTGTTTCATGTGCAGTTGAACAAAGGGATGAATATGAAAATCAATTTGAAGTCATTGCGAACACACCAAGCATTGTTTCTATTCATTACTATTACCAAGATTATGGCATTGACTTTGACTTTGCAGAAATCAGAAACAAGATGGATGAATTGGCATCAGGTGATTGGTGTTTGCACATTGATTCTGATGAATATTTGGGAACATTCCCAGAAGATGCCATTGCAGAAATTCAGGCAATAGATGAAGCGGGTGCAGTTGGTGGATGGATTACAATTTCAGGATTGATGTATGACACAAGCCAAGAGGACAAAGTGAGGGAACGCTATTCAATCCATGCAGGAAGATTGCACAAAAAGAATTCAGGATTGTTTTGGGAAGGTATTTGCCATGAGGCTTTGACATCCCATGATGAAACAACAGCTTTTGTTGACACTGATATTGTCTTGATTCATGATGGATACAAAATTGATAGTGATGGCTTTGAAGACAAAGGCACAAGAAATGGAAAATTGCTGATTCGAGAATATACACGAAAACCAAGCAAGCGGGCTTGGAATTATTTAATCAAGACTTTTTCAACACTCAAAGTGAAGGAATAAAATTATGCTAATTGGAGGCGCAAACGTCACGGACTTTTTTACAGCGTTTGAATCAAACGGGGTGCCATTGTTCGCGACAACAACAACACCATTGATTTCTTTGACAAAGAAAATCAAGACATCAGTGACAAGAACAAATTTCACAATTGACCAAAATGAAGATGATCCAGATTTGACAAACTTCCTGACAGTTTATGCACCACAAACACAGGCAGCATCTGATTCAGGTGAATACGAAGATGGTGTCAAATTCAATTCGGCAACAGCCGCTTCACAAACACTTGCAAAAGTTACCTATGGTTCAAAATATGCAGGCACAAATCCATCACACCAAGGCAAGCGCAAGGTTGTTGTGATGCTCTGCAAATTGGCACAGGATGTCGGAGCATTTGACATGGAATCAGGCAAGTACACCAAACCAAAAGTTGGTGGTGAAATTGTAAACAATGATGACATTGTGACAATTCCTGTCACAGCATTCCGTTCATCATTGGTAACATTGGCAACATATGTCACAATTCCTGCTGATAAGGGATATGTGGAATTATGGCTCACAGGCGTTGGTAATTAAACGAAACAAGGGCGGGGCATAGATTATGTCCTGCCCACTATTTTCATTGCTTAGAATCAATTTATGGGACATATATGAATCTTTATTTGGATGGCAAAGAATACAAGGTTGAATTGCATTCGATTCTTTCACAGAAACTATACACGGAAGTGACGCCATTATTGGCAAAACTTGAAACATCATTTGGTGCAAGAAAGGCATTTGAAACATTATTGCAAAAGAAACTATTTGCTGATTCTTATTTCAGTGGCAAAGTCAATTTGTTGCAAGGTGAAAATGCATGGGATGCATTGAAGAATGACATGAGATTTCAAGAGGTAATTGCAGAAGTCATGATCACAATCCGAGAAAACATTTTTGAACACATCACCATTGATGATGAAACAATTGTGACCATATTTGATTTGTTCAGAGTCTGCATAAACAAAAAGAAAATTGTGCATGCTGAATTGAATGAAAAAATCAATGAACCATCAACATCTGAATTTTGGCAGGAGCAAGATTTGAACGCAATCTTGGAAACACTCAAATTTTTTCGTTCAAATGTATTGGCTAGAATCAAGACAAGTATCTGAAATGTTAGGTGAATGGATTGTGTTCAATGATCCTGATGATGACAAATATGTGCAGGATGATGAACCATTGGCAATGAGATATTTAGATGAATCAATCATTGATGAATATTTTGTTTTCCGAAACATTGCAAATGGCAGTCCAAGTGAATTCAGGTTTTTGTATCATGATACATCAAGACTTGAAATGTTCAGAATATATGCAATGAACTTGACATATTTCAAAGAAAGAAACTTCAAAGGATAAAAAATGGCAAACGACATAACCCTGAAAATTGGTGTTGATTCCGATGGTGCCGACAAAGGACTGCAGGAAATAATTCAAAAGTCAAGTGAAGCTGCACAGGAAGCATCACAAAGTTTTGCATCTGTATTTGGAAGTCAATTGCAAAATGCTTTGTCTGATGATCCAATTGCAAAGTCAATGCAGAAATCAGGGAATGCAATTCAGGCATCAAAGAAAGACATGCAGTCTTTTATTGATGAACAGAAAAAGGCATTGGTTGCCATGAAATTGTCAGGAAATGAAGGTTCAGATGCATATCAAAAAATTGAATTAGCAATCAAAGATGCAAAGCAAGAAATAGACAAAATTGACAATGCAGCAAAGGAAGTTGATGCAAGTTTGTCAAGTGCATTTGATGGTGAAAAAGTTGGTGGATTTGCGGGTGCAATTGAGAGTCTGAAAACAGGGATGAATGATGCCTTTTCAGGTGGATTGATTGGAGGTTTGGTTGGTGGTGGATTGGCACAGGGAATTCAGGCGGGGCTTGGTGCAATTGCTGATGGATTTGGTGCAGTCATTTCAGGCGGTCGGGAATTGATTTCAGCACAAAACAATTTGCAAGCAGCAACAGGTGCATCAGGTGAAGAATTTGAAGCATTGAAAGTGAGTGCAGAAGATGCATTCATTGGTGGTGTTGGTGAATCATTAGCAGAGGCAACAAAAGCAATAGCGAATGCAAAGGCATCATTACAAGATGCATTACCAAATGAAGAAATTGGAACATTCGTAAAAAATGCACAGGCACTTGGAACATTGTATGATAAAGATGTCAATGAAGTTGTAAGCAAATCAGCACCATTTGTCAGACAATTTGGATTGGATGGTGAAAAGGCATTCAACCTGATTGCATTTGCAGCAAAGGAAGGGAAAACATCACAGGATGATGTGTTGGACACCATTGCAGAATATTCGGGATTGTTGCAAGAGGCGGGATTTTCAGCAGAGGAATTTGCAGCACAAATTGCGGTGGCAGGGCAGGAAGGATTGTTCACTACTGATAAGATTGGTGATTCAATTAAAGAGGCTCAAATCCGATTGAAAGCAGGTGATACGGCAAAAGCAATTGCAGACATTCAAGGGTCTTTGCCAAAAGCATTTGGTTCAACATTGAAAGAATTGGAAGGGCTTGCATCATCAGGACAAATTTCAATCAAAGAATTTTTGGAAAGATCAGGTGGTGCAATTGAGGATGCATTTTCGGCAGGTGATATTTCAGAAGCAATGCGAAGTCAATTACAAGTTGCCATTGCAGGAACACCAGCCGAGGATTTGGGAGCAGAAGCCTATGCAAGAATGTTTGGTGCTCCAATACCAAAAGAGGAAATTGCAGCAAAGGCATTGCAAGCAGGAAAGGAAGCCCAAAACGCAGCGGGTCAATATTTGACATTCGACACATTCACAAGAAACATGGAAATGCAATTTCAGAAGGTTTCCGCGGTGATTGTTCAGGCAATGTCTGATGCATTTCAAACCATTGCACCTTTGTTGAATTTCGTGACAAATAATTTGGCCACAATTGCATCTGTTGTTGGTGTGGCCGCAGCAGCATTTGGTGCATATCAATTGGTTGTCACAGCATCATCATTAGCAACGGCAGCATATGCAGCAGTTCAGACGGCATTGGGTGGTTCAATATCAATTGCAACAATTGCACAATATGCATACAATCTTGCAATGTCACTCAATCCCGTTGGTGCAGTTTTGGCAGGTGTAATTGCTCTCACAGCGGGCGTTGCTGCTTTGGCTGATGCCATGTCAGTTTCAACAGAAGAAATTGCGGAGCAATCACAGGCAAATGTTGATTTGATCGAGTCACAAAAAAAGACAAATGAAGAAAACCAAACCATTGTCAAAGGCACTAAATCAATGGCTGATGAATTTGTCCGATTGTCTGAAAAGAAAAAACTATCAGGCGCGGAAGCAGCAAGATTGAAACAATTGCAAGGTGACTTGGCAAAACAATATCCTGATCTTGTCAAGAATTCAAAATCATTTGGCGAAAACTTAAATGGTGTAAAACAAATTGCGAATCAGACAGGAACGCAATTGAATAATCTTGCAAAAGAATCAGCACAATTGGACAAGTCATTGGCATTGGCAAATCGAAATTTGGCATTTGCACAAAGGAATGTTGCCATATCAGAAGCAGAAGCGGTGTTCACAGGCTTTTGGAAAAAAATCACATTTGATGGTGCAGCCGATGCAGCAGCAAAACAAGTGAAGGTTTTTGCCGATACACTTTACAATGCAAAATCAGAAGGCGAAATCACGGATGCCGTTTTGAAGGTGCAGGGATCATTGAAAGGGCTTAGCATCAGTGCGCAAGACCAAAGCAAAGCGCTTGGATTCATCAATGAAGCAGCATCGAAAGCGAGGGCATCATTAAAGTCTTTGGAAGTTGAGGAAAAAGCAGCAACAAATACAATCAAAGACAACACCACAAATACCAACACAAACAACAATGCAAAGAATGAATCAGAGAAGGCAACAAACAAGCAATTGAAAGCAGTGTTGGAATTATTTGAAGCAGAGGAAAAGCAGTCAGCACAATTGAAACAAAATGCATTGGATGCATCTGAAAATGGAGAGATTTCAAAGCAAACAACATTGGAATTGTTGGAACTTGAAAAGCAAAGATTGCAGACATTGTTGGATGCCAATGGAAACTATGTTGATCAATCTCAAAATCAACGCGGAAACATTGTGGATTTGGCAAAGGTTACTGTTGATGCAAATCAAGTTGTCAAGTCATCAATCAAAGGAACAGCAGAGGAACAGGAAAAGGCAGCAGAAGTCTATGAGAAACTACGCAAAAAATTAGTTGAAGTTTCTGCACAAATCAGAAAGACAGGCGGTCAATTTTCATTGGAGCAATTCAAATCAGAATTGGAAAAATTGAAAGGTGATGCTGATTCATTGCGAAAGGCGGTGCCTGAAAAATTGACAACAGAATATGCATTCAAATTGTCACAGGAAGATTATGCAGCCGAAATTCAAAAGGTGCAAAATGACTTGTTGAAATTGAATGAAGATTTCAATGCAAAACTTTTGGATGCTGATGACAAACAAAAAATTGAAATAACAAAGCAATTGGAAGAAAATAAAAAGACAGAAGAAAAATTAACAAGGGATTATGCCAATATAAAAGAGCGTGTTGAAATTGGCAGGATTCAGGATGCAAGCAAAAGAGCATTGGAAATTTCCCTATTTGATTTGAGATTGAAATTTGAAAAGGAAAAGGAAGCGAATGAAGGGAATTTGATTGCCATTGAAGAATTGGAAACAACATATTTGCAAGAGCGTGCCAAATTGCAGGAAGAATACGACAGACAAAATAATGTCATGTATGGAATTCAATCTGCATTCCAAATGGCAATGATGGAACAATTCAACATCAGTAGATTGTCAGAAGAAAGGAGAGCAAATCAGGCATTGCGCGATGAAAAGAAAGCATCATTGGATGCAGAGGAATCAGACCTTGAAAAATCATTGGCTGATAGAACAATAACATTTGAAGAATACCAACAGAAACTTTCTGAATTGAACCAAGCAAGAATTGATGCAGGATTGATTCAGGAAAAACTTGGTGAAAATTTATTGCGTGATTTGAAGATTGGTGGTGAAAAAGCAGTTGCACAAATCTTCACAGATCAAGGCAACAAATTAAATGTTTTGGCACAGGAAAGAATCAACAAACAAGTGGCATTGGATGCAAAATCAGCTGATGCAAAAAAGAAATTTGATGATCTTCAAAACAAGGTTGGAACTGAAGAATATATCAAAGCACAAAAGGCATACGAAAAAGCACAACAGGATGCAGCGGACAATGATGAAATGGTGTATGGATTCCGAGAATCAGTATTGGAAGAATTCGGTGCAAAGGCTGCAATTCAATTTGCACAATTAGCAGCATCAGGAACGGCAAACTTGGCTGACTTTGGAAAAGCCACTGTTCAATTGGCATTTGAAGCGTTGCAAAAAATGATTCCAATTTACATTGCAAACATTGCAGGAAAGGAATTTGCAACAGGTATTGGAGGTATTGCAACAACAGCAATTTTGACAGCAGCGTTGTATGGATTATTTGCAGCAGCACAATCAGCAGCAGGATTCAAAGATGGTGTGATTGATTTAGAAGGTGCAGGAACGGAAACAAGTGATTCAATTCCTGCTTGGTTGTCCAGAGGTGAATCAGTCATCACAGCCCGTGCCACGAAAGAGAATAAAACTGAATTGGAATGGATGAACAGAACAGGATTGCCATTGCGTGAATTTTACAGGCATCAAATGTCACAGACAAGCGTAAATGAATCAGGTGACATAATCCATGAGCTAAGACAATTACGCGTCACCACAGAGAGTTTAGGCGTGCAAATCCATAGGAATACCCGCGTGCAAGTTGATGGTGTGTTGTCAGCAGATGGAAATTCCATCACAGCAATGATTGAATCAAATCGCAAAAGAAATTCACGGAGGTTTTGATGGCAAGATTTTGGGTAAAAATTGAAGGTTGTGATGTTGACACATTTTCGACAGGGAATGCAACATATACTGCAATTCAAATTCCGATTGTTGGGATGTTTCCTACATTTGAAATAGAGTCTGATTCTGATGTTTCAATGCAAGGGCGGGAAATTGGACAAAGGAAATTGCGTCGTGCATTGGAGGTTCAATGTTTTCCAAATTCAACATGGATGACAAATCCACCAACATACCTGAATACTGATTCAATTATGTTTCTTTTGGATTCTGTTTTGCAAAGAAAGTTTGTCCGATTGAATGCACCTGATGCACCAAAAGTTTTGCCTGATAGATATAGAAATTCAACAGCATTTCCCAGAACAGCAGGTTTGATTCCTTTTGTTTTTGTGAGGTGCGATATATCAAATGAAAAGCAATGGACATCAGGAAATGAAAGATTGACATTGACTTGCTATCAACGCGATTTGGCAGCGAGGGTATAAATGGCATACAACAGATATTACACCCAATTCGAAGATGAAAATTCATGGCAATATACATTGTATGTTTTGCCAAGCAATGCAAACTTGAATGACTCGCAATTGTTTCTTGATTCTACATTGACAACATTCAATTTGATTGAATTGCCTGATGACTTCCTGATGAAGTCTTTGTCGGTTGAAACTGAACTTGGTGAAATTCCTGCAGGGCTTGTTTCTCAAGTCATGACATTGAATGTAAATTTGGCAGCATTGCAAGGTGCAACAAATTTGAATGAATTACGAGAATGTTTGTTGAGGGGATTTGTTCAGGAAGGCAATCCATATCAATCAACACAATTCATCAATAACACATTTTCATTTCCAAGATTCAACACATTCATTCTGATGGTGAATGATGGAAGTGGTGACAGACCTGTATTTATTGGATGCCAAAAATTCGCAGCGGAAAATGAATTGACATTGACAAAGTTAGATTCAGTAATCAATTTCAAGATTGAATGTTTTGATGTCATGAGATTCATTTGTGAAAATATAGTTGGTGAAGATTATGCAAACTACTTTTTGGCAAATGGCACAACCAATACAAATGCACTTGATTATGGGAATGGATATTCAATTGCAAGAAACACAAGATACAATGACATTTTGATTGGCACTGCATATTATGCAAGCGCACAAGATGAACAAACAGAAGAAACAAGGGAATCAACAATTGACAAATATAGTTTTGTTGTTAACACATTCAACAATTTGAAAACATTGATTGATTCAATGTTGACAGAATACATGAGATCAGTCACTTGGAATACATCATCAACAGTTTCAATCCCTGTTCCTTTTTCAAAAGCATGGACATTCTATGCACCAAGATTGGATGCAGGGGATTCTTATGGTGGTGTAATTGACAAACCTGCATTTGTTTCTGAAATATACAAGGATGAAAACGGAATAACATCTTTGAAAGGTGGTGCAATAATTGATTCAACAGCATTTGGAAAATTCCAAAATTTCTATGAGGTGTTTCAATCATTGGTTGAAAATACATTGGAAATTTATCGCATAAACCTGTCGTATTCGATTGCAACAGGCGCGTTTGGTATTTCATACACATCGGACTTTATTCGACCACTGACAGCATCAGGAATCACATTCAATCAAAGCAATGTATATTCTGATATTAAGATGAAGTTATTTCAAGAAACAGTCAAATCTGCACAGGCTTCTGTTTCAACATTGCAAGGTGAAAAGGACACAAAGGTTTTTCCATATCAGGAAGGAACATCATCTGACAATGGAAAGGATGTTGAATTGATATTCCACAATTTACCAACGGCATCAAATTACAGGCAGACAAGTGACTACACATCAGAAGGAAGAATCATCATAAGGAAATCATCAATCAATGCAGGAATGATTGTTTGGAATGATTCGGGAAGAATCAAAAGACCTGACACACAATGTCAATTTAAGTATTCAAATACAGATTCAATTTCATTGAATTATGAAGTCATTGAAAGGGATGATGCCGTCACTGTTCAACATATTATTGAACAGCAACAGGCGGGCGTTCCATACACAATTGCCTATGCACTTGTCAAATCACTTGGTGATTCAAAGCAAGTTGATTTGGAATTCAAGACAAGACATTCCATTTGTGGATTTGAAGATGTTGGTGCAAATTGCACAATCAATTTGAATGATCTCAATCCATTAGTGACTCAAATCTACAATGCCAATACAGGAACGGGTGTTATCACAAAACATAAATTGGATGTTTATTCAGGAAGTGTTGACATATCAATCAGGATGTATCAATGAAATACAATGAACCAATAAGAGCAAAGGGAATTGGCAGGAACCAATTGGCATTTCCAACAGGTAGCAAATACAGTGAACTGTTGAATGATGAAGATGAATTCAATTTGATTGCACAGGATTCAACATTGCACATTGCACAGGAAGTGACATCACAAGCAATTGGACTTGCAAGATCATCAGCAACCGCTGCTGCATCTTCTGCACATAAGAAAGCACAGAACTATCCATTTGGAATGCAAGGTGTGACATCATTTGCAAAATCAGGTGCAGGTGCATTTTCCGTTCCAATTCCCTTTTCAATTGTGAATGTCATCAATCCGAATTATTTCTACGATTCAAGAGATCAAACAATTTATGTGAATGAAGCGGGTTGGTATTGGGTGCAGGCGTTTTTCTATTCCACATCAATTCAAGGTTCATTGGATTGGGGATTGCAAATTGCAACAAATGTTTCATCAGGAATTTACACGGAAACATATGAACAGTTTTTTGCATATCAGAATGCAAACAAACATCCAACGCTATCAGGTTCAACAATCATCAATTTGCCAAATCAAAATGAAGTGATGAACAGATCAGGCAGATACGGTTTTCAAATCCGATTATTCACAGATGCATCATTTGTTTCATTTGGAACGGCAAACACCAGAGCATCATTGCATGTATTCAAATTGTCGGAAATATTTGAAGCTGATAGAAGATTCACAACAGCAACATAAAAGGAAATAAAATGCCAATTTTTTATTCAGGACAAACAGGACAGGAAAAAGTCAAATCAATTTTTGACTTTGGAACATTAGACACGGTTGCGTATGCACTTGGTGACATATTGACAAGCGGTGCAATTGCAATTCCAAATGCATCAAGATTTGCAGGGGACACAGGAACATTGCTGAAAATCATTTTGGCAGAATCAACATCAGGAACATTGCAAAGACCTGCATTGCGATTGTGGTTTTTTGGTGGATCATTGACACCTGCATCAAGAAATTCAGCGCAGGCATTCACCAAAGCACAATTTGATATTGCAGTTGGTTATGTTGACATTGCAAATGCATCATGGCAAAATGGTGGAACGGGAACAGCGTATGTTGATGCAACATTTGAATTGCCGTATGGATTGCAACCAACATCAACATCACTTTATTGCGTTCCTGAAGTCAGGGGTGCATACACATTCCATTCAACAGCCAAGATCACAGGAACGGCAATCATTGCAATTGACTAAAGGAACATGAATCATGGCATTGACTTTGACAGATGTGAACACAGGAAATACAATTGTAATTGACAAAGCGGATGTGGCATCATTCTATGATATTGATGAACTGTTCAGGCGTATCAACATGACTGATGGCACCATCTATGATGTTTCTGAATCATTTGCAACGCTTGTTTCCGATATTGGAAGCGGTGGCGGTGGTCATGGTGGCGGTGGCGGTGGACCGTAAAAATAATATGCACCTGTAAATCATTGGTTTTATTGCAGTTAAGCGATAAAGCCAATTTTTTTTTGAAATTATTTTAATTTTTATTTGGTGGTTCGCACAATATCCCATATATTGTATTTGTAATTGAAACACACAAAATAATTCTTCGGAGCAAAACAATGGAAAAGAAACATTTTTTAGACTACAAATTAAGAATCTTGAATGCAAACGGAACTATCATGAATGCAAATACAGACTTCCCAAGTTGGTTCACATATGAGCAGGCAAAGAAAATATGTAATTATGCAAAAGGACAAAGAATCTTCAGACATGATGGTGTGAATTTTAGAGAAGAAATTTTTTGAAAATATATTTGGTGGTTCGCTTAAAATAACATAGATTGCATCTGTAATTAAAAACATACAATATTTGGAGAATGGAAATGACAGCAGAACAAAAACTTGAAATGATTGAAACAGCTCTTCCGAGTGAATCCTTTACGGCTCTTATTATGAGAAGGGAACAAAGAGAAATATTTAATATGCTTATGAGTGTGCTCAATGACTTCACATTTGGCGATGTTTACCAGACTCATATTGAGCACAAGAAATCAAAAGCAGTTTTGCGTCAAATGGTTTATCACAATCAAATTTAATTGGAGAAACAAAATGAGAGCAATCCCTGAATCAGAAAAATTCACAGCATTTGTAGTTGCGTTTCGCATTGCAATGAATGATGAAAAGTTAGCAAAGGCGGTTGCGGTTGCGGGCAATGAATGCAATCAAGAATTCGAGCAAATGAAAAAGGCATGGATTGAAATTGCAATCAAACTTGCAACACCAATAATGAATGATGCATTGAAGATTGCAGAACAATATACGACTGATGAAATTTCACAAATTATGGAGAATTGAAAATGAATCAGAATCAATTGGAATGTGATCGCGATTATTGGAAGGCACAACACATGAAGTTAAAAGGACAAATACAATTTTTTGTCGGTTGGACATTAGTCTGCATTCTCATTATTACAGTTGAATTGATTATCAACAGATTTTGGCATGTGCCAATACATTAAAGGAGCGCAAATGGATGAATGAAATTGAATGGATTACAACGGAAGAGGCATCGCAAATCTACGGAAAGAGTCAAAGGTATATTCAGATGATTTGCAAAGGCAGGCGACGGCGGAAAGGAAAAGCAATTTGGCATGTATTGCCAAAAGTCAAGAATATTAAATACACAATGTCAGCAAAGAACAAACCAATGGCATTGATATTCAAACCAGAATTGGATGAACTATTCACAAACAAATTGGAGCAAACAGGATGAAATTCAAAACACAAGATCAGGCACTTGCATTGACATCAACAATCTTTGTCATCTATGGTGAAGCGGGCGTTGGCAAGTCAACATTGGCAAACACAGCAAACAAACCATTGGTATTGGATTTTGATGAAGGTTACCAAAGGAGCAAACTAAGCAAAGACTGTTATGAGCATGTGCATTGGAGAGATATTGCGAATGATTCAATGTTGGTTGACATCATCAAAGATTATGAAACTATTGTTATTGACACAGCAGGCACAATGTTGGATTCAATCATGGAATGGCACATTGAAACAAATCCCAAATTGGAAAGAATGAAAATGCAATTGTTTGGGGAATTGAAAACTACATTTTATAAATTCCTGAAATTGATTCGGGCGTTGAACAAAGACATCATTTTTATCATGCATTCCAAACAGGTGACAGAATCAGAACAATTGAAAGTGAAGCCATTGGCACAGGGATCAAGTTACGACTTGATTATTCAGAAGGCAGACATGGTTGGATATATGTTCAAAGATGAAAAAGGAAATACAGTCATTGACTTTGATGCAAAGGATTGGAAAGTTGGTAAGAATTCGGCTGAACTTCCTGCAATCATCATTCCACACTACAATGAACTTGAATCATTCATGGCGAACATATTTGAGCAAACCAAGACTGCATTTAACCACACAAGATTGAATCACACTGAATCATTGCGTGCCATCAATGCAATGGTTGCATCAGCAAATGAATGTGTGACAATTGATGCATTAAATGCCATCACAAACACATTGACTGAATCATCATTCACGAAAGGTGAAAAGATGCAGATTTGGAATTCTATTAAGACAAAGGCAGAATCACTTGGATTCAATTATGATGTCAAATCAAAACAATTCACAGGGGTGCAATCATGATTAAGAAACAAACAGCGGTGGATTGGTTGAAGCAAAGTATAGAAAATACGTCTATACATTGGGGTTCGGAATTATACTATAACCAAAAAGGCGATAGTTTCAATTACCTTGTAATTAGGATACAGCCCGAAAAATTAGACGAATTTTTTCTAAAAGCCAAGCAAATGGAAAAAGAGCAGATTGAGGATGCTCATTTACTCGGACTTGTACATGATTTGACAAAAGATGCATACACGCAAGCAGAGGAATACTATAAAGAAACCTACGGAGGCGAGGATGAGTAAGCAACAAACCGCAGTAGAGTGGTTGGAACATACTTTGAAATATGTATTCACTATTGATGAAATGCAACAAGAAAAAATTGATAGCATTTTCGCACAAGCGAAGAGAAAGGAATGCATGCAAATTGCAAAAGCATGGGAGCGTAGGGCAATGGATGTTACAGGGTATGATTACTACAGACTTTATCATGGTAAATTACCAATTGGAGATGATAATGATTAAAATATCAGCAACACAATGTGATGCATGGCTGAAATATTGCAATGACATCATTGATGAAAACCAATTGAAACAAACATTATTGAAAACAGGAAACCCATCAATCAAAATGGAATTGGGAACAATGTTTCATTCGCTGATTGAAAATCAAGATGCTGATGTTCCAATTGTTTTCAATGCAGAACAAATCAATCATGCAAGATCATTATTCCAAGGTGGCATGCATGAAGCAAAAACAAGAAAAAGACATCAATCAAAGCATGGTGAAATTGCAATCACAGGTGTTGCTGATTATTTGATTGGCAGGCGTGTGATGGAAGCGAAGACAACATGGGGTTCATTCTCTATTGACAAATATTTGGATTCAATTCAATGGCAAATGTATTGTTGGTTGTTTGAAGCGGATGAAATTGAATATGTTGTTTTTGAATTTCCTGCACCATCAACAAAATGGAAAACAATCAGTGACATTGATTCTGAACTGCAATACAAATCATTTCATTCATTCACATTGCGGGCATCCCAAATGGATGAACAGCATATCAAAACAACAATTGATGAACTGCATAGATTCATCATTGTTTCAGGCATTGAAGATTCTATGCAATTAACAGAAGACATATCTATATTTGAATTATTCTAAATTTAGGAGATGATGAAATGGGACTATTTTTCTTCAGAAAGGAAATTGAAAGAGAGCAATTTGCACAAAGATTGGATTCATTGGAATCACAGATCATGATATTGAATTCAACAATAGATGAACTTATTAAGTTGATTCCGAATGAAGTGGCAAAACAGATTCAATCAGCAAAGGCAGTTGAAAAGGCACATGAAACAAATCCATCATTGGCAAAGAGAATGCAGGCAAAAAGAATCAGGCGGGTTGGAACCTATGCAGAAAGGCAATACAATGAGCCATTTCAAATTGCATGGGTAATGAAAAACAATGGATACACAAGAGCGCAAATTGCCAATGTATTGAATGCAAAAGGATTCAAGACACCACAATCAAATGAATTCAGCAAAGCAGCAGTGACAGATTTGATGCATAATTTGCATCAAAAGAAGCAAATGGAATACAAACAAACGAAAATTACAAATTTAAATGTGACTTCCATGCCCAAATCAGTTGACTTTTTAGATGGCATTCAATAAATTGGAAACTGCCATAAATTGAATATGAGACGCGAAAGGGTGTGAACCCATAAGAATATATGTGTTAATACCCTTTCATTCAATGGTGAGCCTTAAAACAAGCAAAAATGACTATTCACAAACTATGCAAGGATGTTAAAATGGAAAATCAGAACATAATTCAGACAATTGGCATACTTTTGAGTGGAATTGAAAGCCACTTGGCAGAGATCAGCACCAAGTTGGATTTGATGCATGAATCAGGCAAAGAAAAAGTATCACAAAAAGAAATATATTCTTTCTCAAATTTTGGGGGGATTATAGGGGGGGATAAGATAGGGGGTTTAAGGGGGAAAGAAAAGGGGGGGAATAAAGGGGGGGGGATCAGTGATGATTCAGGAATCCCAAAACCAAAGCGAAGTGAAGCAAGTTTGTCAGATTTCAATTCAAATGAACTTGCATCACTTGAGAAATTGAATGAAAAATTGTTTGGGCACTTGAAAGATGAATTGCAAATTGAGTATCTTTC